TTTCCTAATGATACTGCTACAACACCAACTGTAAAAGGTTTGACAGCGGGTGCATCTACTTTTTATGAACATGAAGTAGGTTTTGATGATGACGGTACAGCTATGACAGCTTTCATAACATCTGGTGATTTTGACATACAAGACGGTCAACAAATGCTTTCTGTAAGCAGGGGCATACCAGATTTTAAGGACCAGGTTGGAGATGCCACAATAAAATTAGGTTTTAAATCTTTTCCTTCTAGCACAGCAAACGAGATATCAAGAATTGTAAATACAAACACGACAAAGTTTGATTTGCGTGGTAGAGGTAGACAAGCAAATGTCGATATAAGAAGCACTGATGTGGGTGCTAATTGGCGTTATGGTACGTTAAGACTAGATGTAAAACCAGATGGAGGTAGATAATGGCAAAGATTGCAACAACTAGATTACCTGATTCAACACCAGAATATGAGCCATCACAATTTGATGCACTTATTCGTGTGCTAGAGCAGATAACACAACAATTAAATTTTGGATTTCAACAGGATATAAAAGACGAGTCTACAGCAAGGAGTTTTTTTCTTGGCGGATAGTTTTAAAAGTTTTTCTAAGACAGCAACAGGGTCAAATACAGCGGTTTATACTGTTCCTACAGCTGATTCTGGTGCAGTTCCGCCAGTTTTACCTACGACAGCTATTGTAAAAAGCATCAGATTGTCTAATCAAACAGGTGGTGCTGTAACAACAACTGTAGCTATATTGGACTATGACGCAAGCTCACCATTAGAAATAGAATTGTACAAAGATAGTTTAGCGGATGGTGCAGAGTCAGAGGTTCTTACACACCCTGTTGTTTTAGAGCAACAAGATGCTGTTAAAATACTTGGAAATGGTGTAAAAATATTAGTTAGTTTAATGGAGATTACGTAATGTCTGATGAAAACATAGGTAAAAAAGTACAAGACGCTGAACAAATAGGCACAGAAAAAGTAGGTGATAAAGAAATACCTATCTTAAAACCTGAAGTTTACGTAAAAATTTACTGTTCTAATTGCAACGCTGAAGTTGATGATGAGGAGAAGGCTACTGGCAATTGTAACGACTGTGGTAAACCTTGGGCCGAATCAAAGGCCAAAGATGTTACCATACGTGTCGTTAAAATGCCTGAAGTGTTTGGTGACGGCGGAGAGCTCTAACGATTCTCACACTCGCACGTTTCACAGCGATGTTTTTCTGAATCGCTTAGGTGTCTTTCTAAATCTCTTTCTGCTGCTAATAATCTCTCATGATATCTGCTCACCTTATCAGCAAGGTTAGCAATAGCTTTTAAATAGTCTTGTTCGCTCATATTTACTCCTGTGATTGTTAATTTTGGTGAGAACCTAATGTAAACATGTTTTGTATGAAATCAACAGAACTTTTTAAAATTGTTTTCTTGACAACTACGTTGTCTCTGAATAAGCGACCTGCAAATACTCTATCTTTGTTACCCAACCACGTGGTATTGCAATTGATCCGCCACCATGATTATCATCTTTATCTGTGCACCATGAACGCATGACGACTATTTTTTCTTTATTATTAATAACCATCCAGCCTACTTCTTGACACACGGCCAACGGAGCATTAAGTATGTCTTTTATAGGCAGCCAGCCTGTTTCTGTATCACGGGCGTCTAACCACGTCACACGGACCATAGGCACCTTTGTAATATCAAAGCTCATTTATGTTGCATGATACTAGAAATTTGCCTATAATCATACGATTAAATAGGCTAATTCTCAAGGCCAGCCTCCTTGCCATAAAACAAGTCATGAATTGCTAGGAGTACATGTTAAAAAACTTTTTTAGAAGCGTAAGAAAAGTCGCAAAAAATATAGCCCCAATAGCTGCACCTATTGCAGGATTTTATTTTGGAGCTCCTGTTGGAGCAGGAATTGGCGCTTTATTAGGTCAGTATGGGGGCAGAGATGCGGCTTTAAGAGCAGCGGCTCTTGGTGGTATTGGCGGTCTTGCTGGTCCAAAAGGCATGGATATTTTTGGAAAGGGTGGATTGTTCAGTGGGGGCTCAACAAAAGCCTCACCTCAATTTATGAAAGCATCTCAATCAGGAAACATGGAAGCACTAAGACAGACAATAAGGTCTGAACCTGTTAAGAGAAGATTATTTAACCCTCTTACTTTTGCAGGTATTGGCTCAACCTTATTAGCTGCTCTAAACAAAGAAGAAGATTCTGGTATAAGTCTTCCTCCTATACCTAAACCAGGTAGTCAAGGTCAGATTGGTGATCTAGATACAACACCAATAGAGTATCTTGGTAATGAAGATAGTTTCTTTACTCCAAGTAAAATGTCTTACACAGCTCAAGCGTATGCAGACGGAGGTATAGTAGCTTTAAAAAAAGGAGGGACTGTTGACGATTATGGTGGTATAGGTGCATTTGATAGAAAAAACGGTGAGATAGCAGGTCCAGGAACAATGACATCTGATGATATTCCTGCTATGTTAAGTGATGGAGAATTTGTGACTAAAGCTATAAGTGTATTAGGCGCTGGTGTTAAACATGGTGGAGCAAAAACAAAAGAAGAAGCTAGAAAAAAAGGTGCAGAATTTTTTTATAAACAACAAAAAGAATTGGAACCGTTTGGTAAGAAGGTAGTGTAATGGTAGAAACAGTAGAACAAATTGTAAGGCAACCCGAGTTTGTAGAGAAAAGATCAGAGCAACTTTTAGCATCTGTTTTTGGTGATCCAACTGCAGTTAAACAAGCAGGTGAAACAGATCAACAGTTTGCCTTAAGACGTTTTGGTATTTCAGGAGTTCAACAACCAATACCTGGTCAACAGGTTGCAGGTTTTACCCAAGATCAACTTGCAGGCATGGATGCTTTACGTGGAGGGATTGGTGCATTTCAAGATTTTGTTGATTTAGGAGAAGCTGCTGCCAAAGATGCAGCTACAACTACGGGTGCAGCAGGCACAACACTGGCTGGGGCTCAACAAGCTTTCGACCCTTCAACACAAATTGATCCATTCATGAACGAGTATAATCAATTTGTAACTGAAGAAATTAGAAAACAAGGTGACATAGCAAGAAATAGATTACGTGGACAAGCAACACAAATGGGTGCTTTCGGAGGATCTAGAGCAGCTATACAAGAAGCTGAGCTAGATAAAGGTATAGCTAGTCAAATAGGATTAGCTCAACAAAGAGGTTTTGATACAGCTTTAAAAGCTGCGATGGGTGCACAAGAAGCACAACAAAGAAGACAACTCGCTGCTGGTCAGCAGTTAGGTAATTTAGCTAGAACACAAGGACAGTTAGGTGCAGTCTTCGGCGGGCTTGGTCAATTACAACAAGGATTAGGTCTTAGAGATGCACAAGCTCAATTAGGTATTGGTGGCTTACAGCAGCAATTACAACAAGCTGGACTTGATGTGGCTAGAAGAAATCAACTAGAGGCACAAAGAGAACCGTTTAGAAGAGTTCAATTTGCTAGTGATATTTTACGTGGCGTACCAAGTGGATCACAAACATTCAAAGAAGTGCCTAGTGGCAATCCTCTTACTGAATATCTAGGACTTGGTATAGCTGGACTATCTGGATTAAGTGCATTTGGTGATGCGTTTCCAAACAATCCTCTATCTCAATTCTTAGGTGGTAAGTAGTGGCTGAATTTGACGATTTTTTACAAAACACTGTAGACGCTCTTAAAAGGGAAAAAGAAGCAGAAAACGCAGGTATAGCGGCTGGTTACAATTTGCCTACATCAGGACAAATTTATGCACCAAATTTAGAAGACAGCCCACAAACAGCAGGTATTAATGCAATAAGAGATGAAGAGGCTAAAAAAACACAGGGTACAAATTTCAATAATGCTAATCCTATAGGAGCAGATGCAGATGAATTTTTTGCAAACAATCCTGAATTAGCTAATAAGGTTTATATACCACCATCAAATAGTGGTTATGGTTTTGCTCAAGCAGCACTAGATCAAAAAGCTTTAGGCGGTGAAGCATCTTTGTCATATGCAAACACAAATACAGGACAAGAAGTAAGAAAAGAACAACAGAAAAGATTAAAATCATATCAAGATCAATTTATTGCTGATGCTGATGCAAGATATAAAAGCAGAATAAATGCACTAGACAATGAGTCAAAAGAATTAGCTAAACTTTATGAGCCAGATGACATGTCATTTGAAAGAAAAATGGCACTTGCTCAATTTGGTTTAGCTCTTGCTTCAGGTAAATCATACAAAGGTAGAGCGTTACCTATAGTTGCAGAAGCAGGACAAGGACTTGTAGACAATCTTGTAAAGATAAACAGCGTTGTAAAGCAAAATCAAAAAGAGAAAAAAGCTTTTGAAATACAAAACAAAATAAGAATAGAAAATGCTAGAGTGGACGCAGCTACGCAAAGAGATGCAGAGGTGCAGAAAGTTAATTGGGATGTTCTTACTAAAGGTTTAGAAAGCGATGAGTTTGCAGCGCAGTTAAGTGCAGATGCGGTCAAAGAAAATAGAACAATATATAACAACTTTGTTAACTCTTACACTAACAAAAGTTTTGACTTGATTACAGATTTAGCAAAAAAACAATTTCCAGATCCAGATATGAAAACTGTAATATATTTTGATAAAATGACAGGAGCAGAGCATCCACCCGTTCCTGGTATACAAGATAAAACATCAGGTAAGACATACGTATTAGCTAATCCTAAATACGGTGCAGCTCATGAAAGATTATTTAACAATCAGTTATTTGTTGATGTTACTGAATATGCAATGTCTGACAAACCTTTAATAGTATCTGAAGGTGGTCAACTACCAGGTTCAGAAAAATTAGGCGTGAAGGATTTAGATGGTTATGCAGATTTTATAAGTCAATTAAATCAATATGCCGCAAATCTAGAGGGTCTTTCAGAAGTTAGAAAAGCTTTAAGCGATTTTCCAGGCAGAGCAGGTATACCTGGTCAATTTAAAGATTTTGCACAAAATTTGTTTAGACAAGCAGATGTTGGTTGGATGATGTTTACAGGTAGATTTGGAGATAAAAATCCAAACTCACCTAATTTTGAACCTGCAAGCAGTCAGGGTGAAAGATTTTACATCGATCAATTTTTAGATGATAAATTTAACATAGTAGAGGGTGTTAACGAAGCTGGTCAAACAGTTAGTGCCAGCATACTAGATGATGCACAAAGAAAAGCTTTACAGGAAGCTGTTAATGCAGGTCAGGTGGTTATTGAAGATGATTATCAAAGATACATAGCAGCTAAAGAAAATGGTCAAAAAACTGTTGAGTTAGGCGATGGTGATTCTATCTCAATGGAGGACATGGATACAATCTTTGGATCAAAAGATTTTTATGATCCTCAATTAGATAAAAACAAAGTTCGTACACAATCTTTAATCTATGCCTTAGCTAGAGCACGTAAAGCTTCAGGTAGATTAAACAAAGACGATATTGAAAGAGCATCTTTATCTTTAAATATTTACGGTAAATCAGATTTAGGTATTCAAGCATCACTTGGTGTTGTACAAGTAGAGCTACAAACAGCTTTAGAAGATACAATGTTTAATTTAAAAAGAGTTACAACTGACCCAGATAATAATCAAAGCAGATTTTTTACTTCTTATATTTCAGATTGGATTGAAAGAGGATATTACGTTCCTGACATCTATCAAGATTTTATAGAGCAAAACGATAAAATACCTCAATATATAAAAGATAAAGCAAGGTATAGAAACAGAAGAAATGATGATATTATGATGTTAGGTCAAGGTTCAACATATGATCCTGGTTATTCTGTATCTGGCACAGTATCAGGGACAGGAGGTTAAATGGCTGAAGTTACCTTTACGCTAGATCCTAAATTTACACAAGGACTTGGTTTTTCAGAGCCTTTTTCTTTTCAGGTAGAAGATAAAGTTAAAAGACCAGATGGTTCGATTGCTGATATAAAAACATCTGCCTTTCCTAGAACACCAGAAGAAAATGCAATGTTACTTCGTGAGATATTTAATCAAGGACAACGTATGCAACAAAATACAGGAGTATTTCCTGATGCTGCAATGGATTTCTTAGCTCAGCATTCAGCTGGTAGTCAAGGTGGTAATTTTAGATCAGAAGTGCAAAACGTTTTAGAAACAACTCAACGTATGCAGGATGATCCGATAGGTATGAACCTTGCTTTAAAAAAATATCAAGCGCAACAAGAAGATTATAAAACGCCTTTTATGCAAAGACAGGAACAATTCTTTGAAGGTGCACCTACAGGATTAAAAACAATTACAGCTGGAGCAGCTTTAGTACCTAATTTAGCTTATTCCGTAGCCGTGGAGCCTTGGGTTGCAGGTGATCCAGACAGTAATTTACCACAAAGTGCTGATGATATCATTGAGGATGCTATCATATTTGCCAAAAGAAGACTGCCAACTGATTTACAAACTCAAGGAAGATTAGGAACAATCATAGCTGCAGATCTAGGTTTACTTTTGGCTTTGAAAAAAGCAAAAATACCTGAGTCACAAATACCAACACATAAAAACTTTTTAATGTCTAAAGTAATGGAAGGATTAAACAAAGTAAAAACTGGAGCTGGTGTGTCTGCTACTGTTGGTGGTGTAAGTGGAGCGGCAAGTCTTGGTTTTGATCTTACATATAATTGGTTTAACAGAATGTATCGT